TTCTGAACACCGCGTTCTCTGCGGCCCCTTCTGCGCTCGTCTTTATCGCAGCCCCGAATGAACTGCTAAGCACCCAAATGCCGAGCGGAATCATCAACGACCAAAGGCCAAAAGACACAGCCGCAATGCGCTGCCAGAACTCGGCACGACTGAGTTTGTCTCCATTCAGGTCTTGCACCATGCCGTCCTCTGATTTTTCGTGCCGACATGTCCGTTCCAGCCTACGCTAAAACGTGCCCGCAAAGCCCTTGCCGCGCGTCGCCGCGCCACCCCCCCGCGCGAGCCCTCCACCCGACTTGCCCTTGACCTTGCCGCCGCAGGCCATGCCTTGGCGCTTGTCCCAAGCTTCCTCTTTCTTGGAACCTTCTTTGCCAAATTTCTTGGCTTCCTTGTCTTTGCCCGACTTCTCGAATGGCACAAACTTGCCCATGCTGTTCTCCTTCAACCGTGTGCGTAGAGGATGAGCCACGTGCCGCTTGTCCAGTCGGCAGTGATGCCGGTGGGGCAGAGAACACCATAGCCCTGGTAGGTGAACGTGACCGTGGTCGACGGAATGATCGCAGTGCCCGTCACCGTCAGCGCATCGTAGACGCCCGCCAGCGTGCCCGCCGCGATGTTGATCACGCCGTAGAGGATCGCCGGCTGTCCCGCGGTGATGTTGAGCCCTGTGGCGTCGTCGGTGACGATCTTGTACTTGCAGACGTGCGCAACGTGCGCGCAGTTCATCGTGGCCTTCTGTGTGGCCGATCGGCCGGTCGCCGAACTCTCGAGCTTCCAACCAGACATTTCTACCTCCTGATCATGGCAAGAGGGCCCCGCTTAGGGGCCCTCTGTAGCGGGTGCTTTCTCAGATCCCCGCAGGGCTAAATTCCGGTCGTGCCGTAGATGCCGAGCGGGTCGCTAACCCCAAACGAGTACCGCTCGCGGGCTTTGTAGCGCACGTTGCCGGTTTCGAAGTCGCCTTCCATGTCCTGCTTGAGCGGGGCACGCACGAAGTGCTTCAGTCCGTTGGGCACGTCAGTGATCAGGAACCACGCGTCGAGGTCGGTCAACCAGTGGTTCACCGTGTACCCGCCAGGGATGGCACCGTTGGACTTCAGGGCGTTGATGTCGTTCTTCGCGAAGTTCGACGTACCCGCCGTCGTGCTCAGCTCAGTCTGCAGCACCCGCGTCGCCACGAACGTGTTCGACGGATGGATGATCAGCTTCTTGGGCTTGGCCGCCAGCAACAGGCCGCGCTCGTCAACCCACGCCGCCATGTTGATGTAGGCATCTTCCAGCGACGTCTCGTTCAGGTCGACTTCGGAGCCGGGCCGGTTGGCGTTGACGTTGCCCTGCAGCGTCGGGTGCGTCGTCGAGCACAGCGTCTGGCCATCACCGTACGTGACAGTGGCAAACGCCGTATTCAGAACCGCCGCAGCCTTCACCTGTTTGGTGTAGGCCATCGACCGCGCCAGCGCCTTGGTGTACCGGGCCGACAGGCTGTCGTACAGGTTGTCCTCGATCGCTTCTTCGGTGATCCCGAAGCCCAGCGCAACCGTCTCGTGGACGTAGCGCGCCGTGAAGGCTTCCTGACCGGAGTCGTAGACGATCGCGCCGCCTTCGGTCTTGACCGGAGCAGACGAGAAGCCCGAGAGCTTCACTTCTTCTTCGAACGACCGTTCGGACGATTCGACCTCGTAGATCTCCTTGTGCTCTTCGCCGTAGCGCTTGTATTCCAAGCCGAAGAGCGCGTTGAGGCCCGGCAGAAGCTCTTTGAGCAGCTGGGCACGAGACATTGTTGCCATGGTTTAACTCCTTCTGGTACTCAGTTGATCAAGCGACACCGGTCGTGGTGGTCCACGCGTGGAAAGTCGTTCCGTACGTGATGAACAGGGCCGTGTAGGTCGTCAGCGTCGCCGCCGAAGCCCTATCCACATCCACGACGCGGAAAGGCAGCGTAGCCGTGACAGCCACGCCGCTGATTGCAATATCCGACGTCGCCGTCTTGGTCGTGTTCTGCACCACCGAAACGTTCTTGCCGATCGTGGCCGCGTAGGTCTGCGCCGAGACGGTAGTGCCGCTCGAGACGTACACCGCGCGGAAGATCACTTCAGGGTCGTCGACTACCATGGCCATGGCGTCGGCTGCCGCCGTGCTGGCCGTCCAGTACGTGCGGAAGGTCTTGCCAAGCACGGCATCGGTATACGAGCAGCCCATGAAGACGCCAAGGATGCCGGCCTCAGTCGTGTCCGTGCTGTTGTAGACCCCCGTCGTGCCGAGCCACTTGACCAGCGCTCCGGTCGACAGGATCATGACAAGGTCGCCGCGGCGCAGCTGCACCGCGTAGCCGGTCGCAATCGGGTACTCGCGAACCGCCCCTGCGTAGGGAAGACCGTCTCGCCGTTGAACCGGCTCGAAGCCGTTGGGCGCAGTGTAAACAGGCATGTCACTCTCCTTGCATGAGGGTTAGGTCGGTGCGATGCACGTCCACGCGTGCGCAGCCACACCATAGGTCACGAACACAGCCGTGTAGGTCGTCGACGCAATCGTCGCTCTCGAATCACGGTCAACATCAACGACACGAAACGGAGGCCCGTCAGTGCTGGTAGTGCCAGTGACTGCGATGTCCGAGAACTTCGTCGCCGTGGTGTTCTGCACAACCTCGACGTTCTTGCCGATGACATCGGTGTACGCTTGTGCCGAAATCACCGTGGTGCCCGACACATACGCCACACGAAACAGCATTCGCGGATCGTCGACAACCATCGCCACCGCATCAGGCGCAGAGGTGGCTGCCGTCCAGTACGTCCTGAAAGTCTTGCCCAGCACCGCGTCGGTGTACGAGCAGCCCATGAACACGCCCATGATGCCACCAGCTGTCGTCGGCGTGGCATTGGTGTCGTCTGCTTTGATCAGCGCGCCGCTGGTGTTGACACGCACCAGATCGCCACGACGAAGCGCCGTGCCGTAGGCACTCGCAATCGGGTACTCACGCGTCACCCCAGCGTAGGGAAGACCATCACGACGCTTGACCGGCTCAAAGCCGAATGGCGCTGTGTATGCAGGCATGTTGCCCTCCTTGTAGAAAAGACGCGTGATGCTCGATCAACTCAAGAACCCCGCCCGAATTGTGAGACTTTCGAAGTCCGATTGTTGAAGATCGGCATCCGGCTGTCTGTCTGCTCATTCGCCAGTTGCTGGTCAACTGACTGCATTTGCTTCTCCGTCATCTCGGCGTAGTACTTGCGCCGAGCTTCGGCCCTCTCTCTTGGCAGCCGCGCCAGAATGAGGCCGCCAACTTCCACCAGCTGCTGGCCCTGCGTCCCGCGGGAGCGAGGGTCGATGTACATCGCAAGCTCAGGATGTTCCTTCGGGTCGACAGGCTCCCATCCTTCCCTCATCTTCTTGGACATATTGGACGGATCTTCCATGCCAAGAAAAGACCTGCGCAGCCAGCGGTACTCATAGCCATCCGACTTCTGCGGCACTGGCAACGTGCTCGCCGGTTGCCACGGTTTGCTCCGTTCATCAACGGCGCGCTTCGTGAGTTCTCGAGGTGTGCGGTCTTGCGTGGTTTCAGCCATTGCGGTTCTCCAATTCGACGACGGATGCTGCGTACTGTGCAGGAGTGAGCCCTAGCCGTTTGGCCATGGATTCCTGCGACTTGGTGAGGGTCACAACCCTCTTTCCAGACGCTGAACGCCTCACTGGAGCAACTGTAGTTCGAGGTGGATCGTGGCGCGCAGCCGGCGCAGCATCCTCGAACTTTGACGGGAAGGACTCCCGCAGGCGCCGATCGATCTCGGCGTAGTACTCGTCGGGGTCAGATGCCGCTGTGACGCCGTTGGCGGCAAGCTCTGCATCCACTCCGTATGCAAAACCGGTTAAGGCTTTGTCGACTTCAAACCAAGTGTTCTTAGCGGCCCATGCCTGCGCCCGAGCGTCGGGTTTTGGCACTTGCGGCGAGCGCTGCGGCTCGGTTTGCCGCGTTTGTACACCAGAATCTTCTGGTTGTCCAGCACTTTGTGCAGACCACCCCACATATTTTTGCTCTTCGAAGATTGCCCGGCTCATCTCTTGAGTCGCATCGGCGATCGCGTCGGCATCAAATGCCTCGGTAGCAGCCTTCAACTTGTCGCGCGCAGCCTGGATGCTTGTCTTGGCCTTGTCCTGCATGCCGGTGACGAAAACCTTCTCGCCAGCAGAGTAGCGCTGCTGCATCTGCTCCGCTTGCGTTTTCATGCCCTGTGCATACTGCAACGCAGCTTCGCGTTCGCGTTCGGCCTGTTCAGCAGCCCGGCGCTGGTCATGCAAGGCATGTTTGAGCTGCTTGATGCGTTTCTGCACCCCCTCGGAGTACTGCGCCAGCTCTTCGTCAGAAGGCTCAGCCGCGGCCACCTTCTCCTTGCTCAGCGGCGCACGCCCTTTGTCGGCCTCCGGCGTGTCGTCAACAACCTGAATCTCGACTTCGTCGTCTTCGTTCGTGGTGATTTCAGTGTTTTCCATGTCATGCTCCTGCACGTGTTATGCCGCGGGGGTCTTCGACAACTGCTTCCACAGTGTCGTCGTTGATGAGCCGGTACTCGACCCCGTACACTTTCACACGTGTTCCTGAATACGTCCTGATGACTACAAAATCACCGAGTTTGCAGTACGGACCATTTGGAAACTTCACAGTGTCCGCATAGCAATCAGGCCCCATCGCGACAACAAAACCAACGACAGTCGTTACTTCTTCTATCGCTCGAGTCACGTCAGCCTTCAACAGCCCGCTTTCGTACGAATCTGCTGCTTTTGGTATTGCAAGCAGCATCCGATACCCCGTAGGCACCGGCAAAGACTTCGCCTTCGCCCCATCCTCCGCCAACCTCGTGCGCGCATCTGCGCCCGCTTGTCCTGGCTGCTTGATCGCTTCCGCAGCGATCGCGTTGCCCCGCACGTTCGGCGGTAATGCAAGTTCAATTGCCATCGTCGTTTCCCCTTTCCAGTCTTTCTGCAGCATCGAGAAGCGCTCTCTCTGCGATTGCAAGACCCCGGATTTCTCCGACCAAGCCTTGATAGTGCTCGTATGACGTTGCTGCCCCGGTGGACAGTGCATCTGCGAGTTCATTCATGCGCGCGCGAAGCTCTTTTCGAACTTCCGCAGCGAATTGGACAACGATCATTCAGATCCTTTCTTGGTTGATGCCGGCGGTGCCGGCGGGGGCTTGCTCGAGATCTGGGCTCCAGCGATGAGCCCCTTGGTGAACCGCTCCTGATTGCCCTGCTCCGCGTCGGCGGCGAACTGTGCGTGCGCGATGACTTGCTTGACCCGATTCGCTTCGTTCGACACCGTGCCCTTGACCTCCAGCTCCTTGAGACGGATGCCGACGTCGTCTGCCTGCGCCTTCTGCTTGAGCGTGAAGTCGTCCTGCTGCGTCTTCGCTTTCAGATCGAGTTCCTTGGCCTTCAGGTCAAGCTCCTGCTTCTGCATCATCAGCACGGGATCCTGAGCCGCCTGCTGAGCTTGCTGCTGCGCTGCTTCAGCTTGGCTCTGCTGCAGCACCTTGGACGCTGCCTGCGCGAGCACGCTGGCCAGCTGGAACTCCAGCTCCTTCGGAATGGTGTCGTCCTCCGGATCCGGCAGATCCGACCCCATGGCCTGCTCCATGCGCTGCCGGTAGGCATACGCCACGTGTTCTGCCAGATGCGCTTGACCGGCCGCCATCAGCATCTGCGCCTGCGGGTTCTGGCCCAACAGCTGCATGATCTTCGGATCCTGCATCGCAGCGGTGTGCACGGCGATGTGCGCCTCGTGGTCCTGATACGCGTAGACCTTGACCGGCTTACCCATCAGGATGGCCATGTTCTCGCTGACCGGATCCTTTGCCTTGCCGTCCTTCAGCGCGGGGATCAGCCGTTCAGGGTCGCGTATCCCGATCGTGCGCAGCATGTCGCCGTGCAGCTCGGCTTGGTCGTAGATCTGCGGCGCTGTAGCCGCCAGCTGCAGCACTGCCTGCTGCGTGACCACACGCTGCGCCAGCGTGGCTGCGTTGGGGTCGGACACCGGGACGATCTCCACGATGTCGTAGTCGGATTTCTTGACCTTGCGCGTCGGGTCGACGTCGTAGTCGTAGCTGTCTGGAGCCGTGTCCTTGACCAGCGCCTTGATCAGCTTCAGCTCCTGGCTCAGCGTCGCGTGCACACGCGCGTGGACCGCCGACATCACCTTGAGCGTGCGCTCGATCACCGCCAGCGTCGTGCCGACAGGTGTGTTGCCTGTCATGTCTGCCAGTTTGGTATCCGCGGTAGAAGCGATGCGCTGCCCCGCTGACGTCACTCGGTCCAGCAGCTGCAGGAGCACCATCGAGGGCTCCTTGTACGGCATCGGGAACAACCCGTCCTTCAACTGCCCACCGATCACCTCTGCATCGCGCCATTCCCCTGGAGAGATCGGCGTGTCGTCGCCCTTGATCCGCAGCCCCTTGGCCTTCAGACCGCCCGGCAGATTGGACAGCGTGCCGGCGTCGATCAGCTGCCGCGTCAGCGCCGTCGCAGACTTGGCATGGCCACCGACCAGATGCAGCAACCCGAACCCATAGAACCCGAAGCCCGGCACGTAGCTGTAGTGCACGAAGTGCTGTTTCTTGGTGAACTTCGGATCGTTCTCCGTCCAGTTCCTGTAGACCGACATGATCTCGTCAGTCTCGAGATTGATCGTGACCACATAGGGCTGCGCAAGCGTGACACCGTTGTCCTCGCGCCCGAGGTTGTGCTCGGAGATGTCGACGTGCATCTCGATGAACTTGTAGCGTCCATCCTCGATGTCGTTCAGGCCCGTCTGCTTGTCCTTGGCGTCCTGAATCTCGTCTTTGCGGCGCGTAGGCGTGCCGATGTCGATGTCGCGGTACAAGCCCGCGGCGATGGCTGACTCGATCTCCTGCTTGGTGTACCGGATGCGGCACGAGTACCGCTCTGCCGTAGTCAAGTCCGACGCGCCGTAGGAGATCACGAAGTCCTCAGCCGGGACAAACCTGCTGACTTGCCGGCCAAGAGAACTGTCGAAGTAGACTTTCTTGAAAGCGGAGCCTGCGATCGGTAGGTTGAACAGCATCCGCTCGTGCTCTGTGCGGTACTCAGGCATCTGCTCAGTGAGCCGCCAGTTCATGTCGTTCTGCACACGCAGCGCAGCCTTGTCGCGCTCGTCGCTCGGCTTGCCGATGATCTTGCTGCGCACTGGCCCGGCAGCGGGGAACGTCTCGGTGATCGTCTCGGACTGGAAACGCACCACTGCTTCCGAGAGCATGGGATCGACGACGCCACAGGCACCTTCCCACGGCTCAGTGCGCTTCTCCATGTGCAGGCCAAGCAGCTCCATGCCCTCGCGGTACGTGCGCTCCCACTCCTTGCGCGAGCGCAGATCGGCATCGTAGAAGTCACGCAACTCTGTCTGCAGCGATCCCAAGTCTGGCTTGTCCATCGTGTCAGCCAGATTGGCTGAAAAATCGCTCAGCTTCGTTTCGATGGCATTGGCAAGCGCTGCTGGATCAAGTTCCGTGTCTCCCTCGGAATCATCAACCACTTCCACCTCGATGCCAGGATCCGTGGCATTGGCGATCTCCGCCATACCGGTCGGCGCTTGGTAGATTCCCGGTGCCACGTTCGTTGCCATCACTTGTCTCCCTGTTTCAGCGTCACAGCGTCAGCGAGTGCCTTCTGGCGGGCTGAGCAGTCCGCCAACTCCGATAGCGTCAAGACGTAGTCTATTGCCAGATCCCCCCACACGCGCAGCACTGGCGGCAGATGCCGCGGGCAGGGGTAGGTCAGGGATGGGCTGATCAATACCGGTTGCGGCGCTATAGAGGGCGTCGCGCAACCCATCAGGAATGTCGCGAACAGCGCAGTCGACATCAGCCTTGAGTTCACGCTCCACCTCCCTTGTCAGATACACGGTGTTCGTGCGCTGCACCACTTTCGTTTTCTCGTAGTTGACTGCGGCATCCTGTGCGTGCTCGGAACGTCGCAAGGCGTCCTTGTTTTCCGCAACCAACCGCGCAGCGGTATCTGCTCCCGCTTTCCAGTCGCGCACCTTCCAACCCGACGTGAAGCCGACTGCCACCGCAATCAGCGCCGCAGCGACGTAGACCCACACTATGCCCACTCCCCTGACGCCATCTGATCGGCCATTCTATGCGCTCGCATCGGCGTTTGGTGTGCCCACAAGCTGTTTCTCATGCCGTTTGCGGCATGTTCGTAACGTCCGTCACGCACGGCTCCGAGCGTATTGACGAACTTCTTCAGTCCGGTAATGCCCATCTGAAAGCACATTCCGATCAGCACCGCCTGCCGCGGCTCATTGAGGTTGTCGAACCACGGGAATTCTTCCCTGCATTGCGCTGTTTTCTCGACGATGTCCTTATCCAGCGTAGCACCAACCTCTGTGCTAGTCCACACCGTGTCCTCGCATACTTCAGGACCGCAGTGCCCCACACCAATCGTCCACGGTTCTCCGCCAGTCAGCGGATCTGGATATGCGCGCAGTCTCCAATCTTCAAACCCGATGAGTTGCTGCCTAAGATTCATTCTTTCGCCTTCCCTTTCCCGAACGGCATCGAGCCGTCCCACTTGTCCGCGAATTTAACGAAGACGAGGGCTCCACTCCACGCAAACAAGTAGTACGCGTACTGCTCGGCGCTTGCGGCGTTGCTGAGCCTTGCGGACATAAGATCCCAGCTCGATATTGCGAAGGCCAGAAACGCAATCACACGCGCTGCGCTTGTCTTGCCCGCCTCGTCGCGGAACATGTCCTCAATGTTGAACGATTCTTTCTTCTGCGCGTTCTGGAGCATCCACGCGATCAGCAACAGCATTACCACGAGCACAAGCAGCGGAATTACTTTGTCAAACGCAAACGTACTGAACAACGCAGCTGCTGCTTGCAGATACGCCTGTGCAGTAACGTCGTCCATCAGTAGTACGCCGCGTGGCGTCCGTAGAACTGCGACTTGTCCGATAGCGCGTCGTCAGTCGCCAGCGTTAAATACCCACCTTGACGAAAACGCATTAAAGCCATGCTTGTCGTGTCCAC